TGGGGTAAAGGAGGAGGTGGAGGAGGTGGAGGAGGAACACTAGGAGCAATAACCGATGCAGCTACTGGTGCAGTAAGTGATGTTACAGAACAAGTTGAAAATGTAGCTACAGATCCAGTAGGAACAGTTACAGGATCATTAGAACCTTTAGGAGATGCAGTAACAGACATAGGAGGAGGTATTGCTGATGTAGCAGATAAAGCTTCAGGAGAAGTTTTAGAGCCTGTAGTAGGAGCAGTTGAAGAAGGTCTAGCTACTGGTACAGAAAGTCTAGCTATGAATTCTGGGATGGCAGAAAATCTCAGTAATATGGGAAATATGGCAGATAACTTATTTGACCCAATCGCTTCAAATTTAGCAACTGGTGGACAGATGGTTACTGATAATATAAATGCAGGAATGAATTTCATTGGAGAAAAAGCCCAAGAAGTTAGTACCTTTATACATGGTTCTAGTTCCCCAACCGATGAACCACTTAAAAAGGGAGCAATAAGTGGATCAAAAAAAGGAAAAGGTAAATCAGAATTAGGTACTAATAAAGGAAAACAAAGAGCTAGGAAATCCTTGAGAATTGGTCAATGAAATATAAAAAAAATAATAAAACAAAAACTTCTATTAATGTAGAATCTGAATATCCTGATGAAGGAGTAGTAAAATCTAAATATACTAAGTATTTAACCGATAGAGATAACTATCTCAGAAGGGGTAGAGAAGCCTCTTTATTTACTATTCCTACTCTCTTACCTCAAGAAGGATTTGAAAGTTCCTCAGAAATAACTACACCATTCCAATCCATAGGAGCAGAAGGAGTAAATAATTTAAGCTCTAAGCTTCTTATGTCTTTACTTCCTCCTAATGCACCTTTCTTTAGATTAGTAGTAGATAACTCAGAACTTGAGGCAATGCTGGCAGAGAAGAGATCTGAAGCAGAGAAAGGACTAGCAAAGATAGAACGATTAGTGATGCAGGAAATAGAAGTTAGAGGATTAAGAGTTCCTGTAGCTGAAGCACTAAAACAACTTATCGTTACTGGAAATGTACTTCTTTATTTACCTCCTAAAGAACAAATAAGAGTATTTCGTTTAGATCGTTATGTAGTTAAACGAGATTCAATGGGTAATGTATTAGAAATAATTACCAAAGAATCCCTATCTCCTTTGTCACTTCCAGAAAGAGCTAAAGATCTTATTGCTGATCCAGATACAGATACTCCTACAAAAAATCACGATTTATATACTTGTATTAAATGGACAGGAAGAAATTGGATGGTTCACCAAGAAATAAATGGTGGAATAGTTCCAGGATCTGAAGGTTCTTTCCCTAAAAATAAGTGTCCTTATCTTGCCCTTCGATTTACATCAATGGATGGAGAAGATTATGGTAGGGGATATGTAGAAGAATACTTAGGAGATTTAAAATCTCTGGAATCATTAACTCAATCTATTGTTGAAGGTTCAGCAGCGGCAGCAAAAGTTCTATTTCTCGTAAGACCTAATGGGACTACACGAGTCAAGACCCTTGCAGAATCTCCGAATGGTGCAATAGTTACAGGAGATGATAATGATGTATCTTCATTACAACTAGGCAAGTCTCAAGATTTCAATGTAGCACAGCAAACTATACAGATGTTACAGACTAGATTATCCAGAGTCTTTCTGATGAATAGCTCTATCCGAAGGGATGCGGAACGTGTTACTGCACAAGAAATAAGAATAGCACACCAAGAATTAGAGATAGCTTTAGGTGGAGTTTATGCAGTTCTTTCTCAGGAATTCCAATTACCTTTGGTAGAATTATTAATGTCTAAAATGCAGAAAGAAAATAAAATTCCTAAGTTGCCAGAGGAAGGATTGAAACCTTTAATTGTAACAGGAGTAGAAGCTCTTGGAAGAGGAGAAGATATGAACAAGTTAGGAATATTTATGCAACAGCTTTCCCCACTAGGTCCGGAAGTTTTAAAAGAAATTAATGTTGATGATTACATTATTAGATTGGCTGGTTCTCTTGGAATTGATACTGAAGGATTAGTAAAATCACCAGAAGAAAAGAAATTAGAAGCTGAGGAATTAGAAGCACAACAAGCTCAGATGGCAAATCAGCAAATGATGGGTAGATTAGCAGAAAAAGCTACACCTGAAATGATGAAGGGCATGAATCAAGCAGAGCAACAACAACAACAACAACCAGAAATGGCTAACTAATAAGAGGAGACTCACAATGGCAGAATTCCAACAAGTAAGCACTCATGAAGACGGTCCTGTACCTACTGAAGGTACACCTGAACATGAACAAGCAATGGTTCAACTAGCAGAGGAAGCTGGTGCAGTAGAACGAGAAGACCAACAACCAGCATGGTTACCTGATAAATTTGAAAGCCCAGAAGATATGGCTAGAGCTTATAATGAATTAGAAAGAAAGTTATCATCCAATTCGGAGTCTGTGACGGACAACGATGAGGGTACACCACCTCCGCAGACTCCTAAATTAGATTTAAACGTAGCAGAAGCTAGAAAAACTTTATCAGATCAAGGATTAGATTACAATAAATACTATAATGAGTATATAGAAAATAGTACTTTATCCGAAGAATCATATAAAGAATTAAATGATAAAGGAATGAGTCAAGAAATGGTTACTTCTTGGATTGAAGGTCAACAAGCTATAGGAGAACAAATTACAAATGAAGCTTATAATTCTGTAGGAGGAGAAGAAGTATATAATAATATTACAAAATGGGCAGGAGAAAATTTATCTCAAGGTGAGATAGGTGTATTTAATAGGGCATTGGAAAGTAATAATCCAGATGATACTGCATTTGCTATTAAATCTCTTAATGCTCAATATCTACTGGCAAACGGAAGTTCGCCTAATCTTTTACAAGGATCAACTGGTGGGTCTTCAGCCGAAGCATTTACATCGCTAGCTCAAATGTCTGAAGCAATGAAAGATCCAAAGTACCTTACTGATCCTGCTTTTAGGGATGAAGTAACTAGGAAACTGGAAGCTTCAAACCTTATGTAATACGGAAGAACACAGACGAGAAAATTATTGCCCTCTGAGGAGGATAACTTTAATTGAGGAACGATGTAGTTATAACCGTAACTAAACTCGTGCTAGGTAAAACTAGCTAATTTCAATCTCAATTAAATTCAAATATGGCACAAAATTATACAGGTCACAGGTCAGGTCAGGTAAACGAGACAGGTGATGCTAGGAGTCTATATCTAAAGCTCTATGCTGGCGAAGTTATGACCGCCTTTCAGACCAAAAATATAATGATGAACTATACGAGAACCCGAAATATTAAGAAGGGTAAATCGGCACAGTTCATTATGACAGGTAAACATCGTACCGCAGGGTATCATACACCTGGAAATGAAATCGTTCCTGCAGTTACTGCAGCACAAACTGAGAGAATTGTCACTATTGACGATCTCTTGATTGTAAATCAATTCATCCCTAATATTGATGAAGCGATGTCTCAGTATGATATACGCTCAGTTTATACGCAGGAAGCTGCTTATGGATTAGCTTATGCTGCTGATAAGAACATTCTAAGAATGGCTATTAAAGCTGCGTTGACAACTTCTAAGGCTGCATCAGCAGCTCTTGTTCAAGCAGATGTCCCTTGGGATGATGAGGATTATACAGCTAACGTGACATACGCAAGTCTTGCTGACTCTTGTAAATCCAGTAAATTTATGGAAGGAGTTATTGAAGCTAAGCGTATTCTAGAAATGGCTGGAGCACCTCTAGATGATTTGGTAGTTGTCTGTGCAACAGATATTTACTATCACATGTTTAAAGCTAAAACCAATGGTGAAGATACCACAAATCTACACATGTTTAATGCAGATGTAGGTGGAGGAGGTTCAGTTAAAGATGTGAATCTTCCAACTATTGCAGGTATTCCAGTAGTTAGATCTCCTCATATTGGAACTGGCGGTACTGCTGGTTGGGCTACTAATCTCTGGACTATGTCTGGTAGTGGTGGTTCTCGTGCTGGTGCAGCTCCTGCTGCTGATAAGCCTTTGGCTTCTCCAGAATCTGCTAGGGCAACTGTTTACGATCTTCCTGCTGGAGCTGCTTATGGCGGTGAAGGTGAGAAAGTTCGTGCATTGGTCATGAACAGAGATGCAGTAGCAACTGTGAAACTATTAGACCTTTCGGTTGAAACAGATTATATGGTCAATCGTCAGGGAACATTAATCGTTTCCAAATATGCAATGGGTCACAACATTCTACGACCAGCAATGGCTGTAGCACTTGTTGCACCTGTAGCATAATAACCTTTTTTGTGGGATGTAGTTTATCCTCTTGCTATGTCCCACATTTTGTAGAGGGGTGACAGTAGTTCTCCATACCCCTCTACTCTCTCCCCCTTTTAATTTATCCTCAAAAATATGGCTATATCAAAGACTTCCAAACTAGATGCTATTAATTCCATGCTTATTGGAATTGGAGAAGCTCCTGTGAATACACTTAATTCAGGACTTCAAGAAGCTGAGATAGCTGCTATACTCCTTGATAATGTATCTCGTGAAGTTCAATCAGCTTGCTGGTCTTTTAATACCGATTTACGTTATAAATTAAGTACAAATTCTGCAAAAGAAATACTGCTTCCTTCTAATACTCTTGTAGTAGATACAACTAAATTAAAAAGAGATTATAATACTGATGTAATAGAACGGAATGGTAAGTTATATGATCGAACAAAAAATAGTTTTGAATTTGATGCTGAAGTAGAAGTTGATATCACATACCTTTTTGAATTTGAAGAAATACCAGAAGTAGCAAGACGATATATTACATTGAGAGCAGGAAGAAAATTCCAAGAAAATATTCTTGGTTCAGGTGAAATGACTCAACTTCAATTCAAGGATGAACAAACAGCATTACTTAACTTAAAAGATTTTGAATCTCAAACTGCAGACTATAATATTTTTGATAACTATGATACTTATGCAGCAGTAGACCGAGGGTTAGGTTCTCCTGTAAATACTCTTGATACTCAACGAAGACTATATTCCTAATTATGCCTTTAATTTCTAGTTCCATACCTAATTTAATTAATGGGATTTCCCAACAACCAGCAGAAATTAGGTTACCCTCACAAGCAGAAAGACAAATAAATGGTCTAAGTTCAGTTGCTAGAGGTTTAGAAAAACGACCCGGAACAGAACATAAAGCAAAACTATCCAGTACTGCAGAAACAGATTCTTTTGTTCATAGTATACGAAGAGATAGAAATGAAGAATATACTATGATTCTCAGTAGAGCTTCTAATGGTACTAAAAATCTTGAGATATATGATCAGAATGGAACTTCTATTCCTGTAAAATCTGCACCAACTGCAAACGCTTCCACTTCTACAAATGATATTACAAATTCAGATTTATCCTACCTAGAATCTACTTCAGTAGAAACTAATGTAGTAGCAACTACAGTTGCAGATACAACTTTCCTTATTAATAAAACAAAAATTGTAGCAAAAGCTACCCAAGACAGTGAGGTATCAGGAGAAGGGACAACATCATATTTATCTCCTAGAGGTTCAGATAATTGGACTAGTACTTATGATTATGAAGGATTAATTAATGTTAAGGTTGGAGATTATAGTTCAAAGTATGTTGTAAGTTTAAAACCTAAAGCAGGAACACTTAATGGAAATACTTATAAAGTAGGATTCCAAACTCCTGCATCTAATGTTGCTCTCAACCAAAAATATGTAGCTACTCCTGTTATCGCACAGATTATAAAAGGAGGATCTGATGCTATTAGTGTTAGTGGTACAAATCATTGGGATAACTTTAGTCATGCTTCTCCAGCAGAAGGTTTTGGAGGATGGAAACCTGCAACTGGAAGAAATGAAGATGGAGAAACAAATGGTAATACAGACTACTATGATGGTTTAGATGATATAGCATCAGGAACACTTGCTGACAGTCCATTTACATTTACATTAGAAGCTAGTAAAAGTGTTATTGTTATAAAAAGTACAGAACCTTTTGATATTGAA